TATAAAAGATGATGGTCGCAACCCAGGACAGGAATTAGCCAAGCGGATTAAGGAAGACTTGCCAGCAGCAATTATTGTCGGATTACCAGGCAATCAAGACGTTAATGATTTATACTTAGCTCATGGCAAAGACTGGTTTGATGAGCGACTAGCGGCATGAGTAAGCCACGCTTGCTGCAATGGCAGATTTCTGTCCATCATGCAGATTGCCAGTTATCAAAGGCACTCGTTTTTGTCCAAGATGTAATACAACAATCGGAGCATAAGATGAAGTTAATAAATGATGACTGCGTTAAGGCAATGAAAGAAATGCCAGAGAACTCAGTAGACTCAATTGTCACTGATCCACCTTACGAGCTGGGATTTATGGGCAAGTCATGGGATGCAAGTGGCATCGCCTTCAACATAGAAGTTTGGCAACAGGCACTTCGCGTTCTCAAGCCTGGCGGTCACTTGATTGCTTTCTCAGGCTCACGCACCTATCACCGAATGGCGGTTGCCATTGAAGATGCAGGCTTTGAAATCCGCGACCAGATTATGTGGGTGTATGGATCAGGGTTTCCCAAGTCGCACAATGTCAGCAAGGGGATTGATAAGGCGGCAGATTTCAAAGGTGAAGTTATAGCAACCGAAAAGGTTGATATTGGTATGCAGGGTGGTTCAATGCACGCTGGCAGGGCAACAAATGTTGTTGAAAGAGATGTTCGTGAATTATCAGATGCCGCAAAGCAATGGGATGGCTGGGGGACTGCACTCAAGCCTGCCCACGAACCAATGGTGCTTGCTCGCAAACCTCTCATCGGCACTGTTGCAAACAATGTGCTGACTTATGGCACTGGCGGGTTGAACATTGACGGGTCGCGGGTTATCTCGGATGGTGAGAACTTTGACAAACTTCAAGGCAGACCGATTCAGAAATTGGCAACGCGACTTAGCAATGAAACTGACGAAGAATACAGGTCGCGCGTTCTTGAATCGCCAGAGCAACAATTAGCCCTTGCCAAACTCAAAGAGTTAGGCCGTTGGCCCGCCAACTTCATTCACGATGGCAGTGATGAGGTTGTTGAGTTGTTTCCTGATACAAAGTCGGGCGGTAAAAATACAACCGACATCGCAAATGATGATGGATTGTTTGGGTTTGGTGGACAACCTCAAAATAACACGGCACCAAGTTCGGGCAGTGCCGCCCGATTCTTTTACTGCGCCAAAGCATCAAAGCGTGACAGGAATGAGGGGTTGGATGGGTTTGAGGCAAAAGAAAAGCGTTATATGGCAACGGCAAATGGAACAGGTGAAACATCAATTGGTATGGATAGATTTACGACTCAACCCGTTGCCAATCACCACCCAACTGTCAAACCAACAACGCTGATGCAATACCTAGTGCGCTTGGTGACACCGCCAAATGGAACAGTGCTTGACCCTTTCATGGGTTCAGGTTCAACTGGCAAGGCGTGTGCCTATGAAGGATTTGATTTCATCGGCATTGACCAATCAGCTGAGTATGTGGCAATCGCACAGGCTCGCATCGACTTTGCAAAGCAAGACAATTGAACAAGCTCGTGAAGCAATGGGTATTGATTGGATGATCTGGGGTGAATTAGTTGAGGCTATTCCACCTATGTATACCTTGCATCTCGGCAATCAATTGAGGGAGCAACTAACATGACAACTATTGCTTGCATTGAAGGACCTGAATGGGTGATGATCGGGGCAGACTCGCAATCATCCAGTGAAGATGGGTTTTCAATCAACATTCCTAACGGAAAAATTTTTAGAAATAATAGCGTTGTCTTTGCTATGGCAGGATCAGTGCGTGGCATTAATATCCTTGAACATGATTATGTGCCACCGCAGGTTAGCGGCAAGGACATAGATAAATACGTTACTCGTCAACTTATCCCATCTATCCGCAAGTCTTTCATGGAAGCGGGTTATGAGTTTAGCAAGGCTGAAGCAGCCGTTGAGCATGACAACATTATTATCGTAGTAGTTAAGGGCAAGGTCTATTGCATCAATGAGGACTACTCATGGGAGCGTAGCGTAGACAACATGTATGTGGCTGGCAGTGGTGAGAAGTTTGCTCTTGGCGCTATGACAGCTCTTGCTGGTGGCTTGGTAGATGATCCTGCAAAAGCCCGTAAAATAGTCACAAAAGCCTTACAAATCGCTAGTAAATACGATGCTTATACAGGTGGCAAGATCACTGTATCTTTAATTCAGGAAAGCAAATGACCCGCGGATACGATCCAACATTTATAGGTGGACCTTATGATGGTGGACGCGTATCACTAGCGTTCTGGGTGCTAGACACAATTGAAGTACCATATGAGTATTTCGACACACATACGTCATTTGTCTGTTATGATATAGATCCTAAGACTAAGAATTATGTGTACAAAGGACAGCGCGATATACCGAAGGGTAGGCCCAATGATCGAGAGAGTACAAGTGACGAGTGAATCAGACAACTTTATTGTTTCCATGTGGGAAGTGTTTGACGGGGCAGGTAACCTACTACTCAAAAAACACGCTGACTACGGACCAAAAAACATCTCACAAGCACCTGGCGGTGCACTTAACGGTCTACGTGTGCGCATGTGGGACAAGCTCGCAAGGATCAATAACCTTATCGAAAATGATGCAACCCCAGAAAATGAATCTCTTAGAGATAGTTTCCTAGATCTATTAAACTATAGCGCTATTGCTTTAATGGTGCTGGACGGGGCGTGGCCTAAAGAGTGAAAAGTACTGTAGTAATATCAGACTTACAAGCACCTTACCATGATGAGAAGGCAGTAGATGCTATTGCTAAGTTCATCAAGTGGTACAAGCCAGACAATGTAGTATCTGTTGGCGATGAAATTGATCTACCGCAAATCTCACGTTGGGAAGAAGGACGTAGCGGAGAGTGGAAATATGATCTTGGTAAGCACCGCGACATTACAGTAGAGATACTCAAGAAATTGCAAGTACGTCATATTTCCCGCAGTAATCACTCAGATCGTTTGTACAATAAGATTAACAATAAGGCTCCAGGATTACTAGGATTGCCTGAACTTGAATTAGAAAACTTTTTAAGACTACCCCAGCTTGGCATAACTTATCATAAAGAACCGTTTGAACTTGCACCTAATTGGCTGTTGGTTCATGGTGATGAAAGTAACGTGCAGCCTACTGCTGGTGCTACTGCTCTTGGTCTTGCTAAGCGCAGCGGAATGTCTATTGTGTGTGGTCATACTCACCGCATGGGTCTAACTCATTACACCACTGGCTGGTCTGGTAAGACTCGTACTGTGTGGGGTATGGAAGTTGGTAACTTGATGGACTATAAGCATGCTCGTTACATTAAAGCAGGTTTATTCACATGGAATAAAGGATTTGGTTTGCTTCATGTAGATGGACAAACCGTTATGCCACAACTTGTTCCTATCGTGAATAACTCATTCACTGTAGATGGTCGGGTATGGCGCTGGTAGAAGTAAAACTTACTATTGCTGATGTAACCTATGCAACGATTGAAGCAGTAGAGCGTTACAACTTCAACCGTGATATGGGTAACGATTCGTCTAAGGTAAGTAAGACATGGCCAGAAAATATTGCTCGTGAGATTAATGGCGTAATTGCTGAGATAGCAGTAGCCAGGTGGAAAGATAAATACCCAATTACTCTCTTTGCTGATCGCAAGAGTGGAGATGTGGGCGAGTTTGAAGTGCGTTCAACTGCCTATTCTTATGGCAAGCTCTTGTTCCAGCCAGATGATAATAAGAACCGCAGATACTTTTTTGTGACAGTAGATGGGCATTACAAGGCTAATATCGTAGGCTGGCTCTGGGGCTGGGAAGGCATACAGGATCAGTTCTGGGATACAAACATGCCAGTGCCGTGCTATGCAGTACCGCAAAGTCTTCTCCACGATCCAGAGGAATTAGATTGACTTGGTTAGATGAAGCGCAAGAAGTTGCACACACGGTTGCAAGGCAAGTCCACCGAAAATACACAACTTACTTTGATGCAAGCGATGTTAGGAATGAACTTATTGTCTGGGTCTTACGGCGCGAGACGAAGGTCAAGGAATGGCTTGAGCATGATAAAGATACTGAAGATTATCGTGTTGGTATTAAGATGCTGGCCAAAACTCTTCAACGCCATGCAGATAAGTATTGTCGCAGAGCTAAAGCGCAAGCGGCAGGCTATGAAGTAAGAGATGAGATATTCTACAACGCTGAAGTATTAGAGCAACTGCTCCCGTTTGTCTGGAAAGACACTGTGCCTACTACCAATCCCACTGGCGAGAAGGTAAGTGGTGGTGGCAATCCCGCTGAAGGCGGTAACTATATCATCTCACTATTTGATGTGCGTAAGGCTAAGAATAAACTAGAACCTGACGATCAACTATTGCTCCATATGAAATATGTAGAAGCTATGACTTATGACCAGATTGCTGAAAGTCTGGTAATATCCAAGTCATCAGCAGAGCGCAAGGTTAAGGCTGCTTTACGCAGGCTTATTAAACAGTTAGGCGGAGAAGATCCTTGGGTAAGGAAGAAAAGGGTAGAAGATTAGTGGCTCATTATGATTATCGTTGCCAAATATGCAACATGGAAAATACTGTTGAACGATCTATGTTCGAAGAAGGTCCAGATCCTATTTGTTGTGGCATGAATATGCGTAGGATCTTTGGCTCACCGCCAGTAAAATTTAATGGCTCTGGGTTTTATACAACTGATAACCCAAAGAGATAAATAAAAAACCCCACCTTTCCACGGGTGGGGCTTTCTTTTTGCGTACCTTTATGCTAACCCTAGCCTTGTTGACTGTTGCCAACAGAATTAATATAGCACAAAGCCCCCGTGGATAGGACACAGGGGCATTGGCGTGTCGTGAGCAACGACACTATTGCGCGGAAGGATCGCGTACAGTTGCAATAATACCATAACTATCGTCTACTTGTGCAACATGCTTAGCATAATCTTTTTGTAGCTGATTAAGCGTGTTGTAAGGACCAACTGCAATGGCTGTTTTAAGGCTTGGGTAGACCGCTACGGCCATGTACTGATCGCGCTTGGCAGTTAGTTCCTCTACCAATTCCCAGACCTTCTTAGCCATATCCTCGCTTGACTCTGCTTCTTCATCAAGTAGGGCAGCCATCTTCTTTATCTCGCTAGGCTTGGCTTTCATTCCAACTCCTTCTCAATGGCTTGAATAGTTAGGCAAGGGAAAGTCCACAAATCACAATGGCTACAGTTAATTCCCCACTCGCCATTAGGTAAAGTAATATCTTGTGGCTTATGCAATTCCACTACTGCACGAAGGGCGTGATACTGCTTGGTTATATTGGCAACCGTTATTACTGGATTTAACTTTGTTAGCAATTCATCGTGTGTCATCGGTATAACTCAATTCCTACTATCCACTTGAATAGATAAATACCTATTTCCCATTTGTACCCTATTGGGTAATCCCAGTTGGTCATGTAAATACCCAGCTCGTATGAGTTGCTGTTAGTTCCAAAGCGTATTTTCATTAGTAGCCACCTAAACATTCTTTTGAGTGTGTGTGTCTTGAATATAGCATTTGATACTCGCTCTTGCTAGGCGCGAATAGTTCAGTGCCACATGCCCCGCATGCTCCAAACCATTCTCCACCAAAAAAATCAAATTTCATTTAAGTGTTCCCATCCAGTGCTTAATAGCGTCTAGGTTCTCATGCAGTGTGAGATAGCCATAGATCTTGCGGTTGTCCAAGTACTGCAATATGTCATTCTTGCGCCAGTTACGGCTGACTCTAACGTACTCATAGTCTTGAGTGCCATCAAAGTAGTTGGTGAACGGCAAGGCCTTTGGGTGTATGAGATAGGTGCAGTGCACCAGATCTATAGGAAATATGCCACGTACTAAGCCATTGAGCAGGCTGAAGTACTCATCACTGTTCATAAAGTAGCCATTGTCTGTTACTGGGTGGTGATAATTGCTGTACCCAGCGTGGTTCTCTTCACCTTCTGCCACTGCATAACGCAATAGTGGTGAGATAACAGGACGTGAAGCTGACACTAGAGTGCGTAGCGTCTCTGGCAGTAAGAAGTTGTCTACA